CCGTAAAGCTGTTGTTCAACATTTGATCAATAGTAGATGCGGTGGTCGCACTGCTTGTTATTGCCGTGCAATTTTGGATAAAAGCAATGCTGAATTACATATGAAGTATTGCAGATACCTTGGTGACCTCGGATGCTCCAAATGTCCCCTTAGGCGTTTCAAGAACTTAGAAAGCGCCAATAACCATGCTTGGAGTGCCCATGGAGGAGGTCGTTATACAAGGGAAATACAAGACACCGTAACCTTCTTATTGGATGCCCAAGTGGGGACTCGATTTGACCAGATGCAACTTTCTCAGTTAGAGGAACGTGCGCGCGACAACAACCATAAGCGCATGATTTTTAAAGAACTGATTAAAGAAAGCAATTTTGCTGCTCCTGGTTCAAAATTTTACCAGTTGGCCAATTCTTTTGGCACACATCGTCGAGTCCCTTGTTTTACATCTACCGATGGTCCAGTGTTTGATGTACAGATTGCTTGTGCTGATGGACCTCTTGATATTCGTCTCAACAAGAAAGACAAAGATTTCTCCATTTTGTGGCAACGCATTAGATTAGTCGAAGCTTACAAAGCGCAAGGGCTTTTCACGATTGACCACAAGATTGAAATGTCAGATGGACTCAGTCCACTTGTCACTCAAATGACTTTGATGTTAGAGAAAATGAACTGTTCAATCCCCGTGATACAGCAGATTGTTTCTCTTATGTGTAAAGTCGTTGTTGCATTTCGATCACGCTTTGATCCGATAACTATTGGAGCCATGCTCATTGATATTCTCGTTGCTGGAGAAGTCCCAATGCATCTTGCCAAAAGTGCCTGGGATCTTGTATCTCCAAAGATTAAAGATGTCTACCAATGGTTCAAACGTAATGGAGAACACCAAAACCTTTCTGCCCAAGTAGGACATGACGTATATGCCTCTATGGCCACTGTATTTTCTGTTCTCTTCGGCACCATGCTTATGAAACGCCTTCCACGTGAATGTGAAGTCGCAGACTGTATAACATCTGTCTCGAAACTTGGAACTCTTGTGCGTGGCGCGACTTTCGCTTGGCAAGGCTTGGAAAAACTTGTGACTTGTGTCTTTAAGAAAATAGTGGAGTGGCAAACCGGATGTCCCAGTGAAATATGTGAATTGGAATCTTTTATGACTGGCGTTACAGCTTGGTTTCAAGAAGTGCAAGATTTGATTGGTTTCAATACTATTGATGAGATTGCTCGCTCTTCTGAATTGTGTGCCAAAATAGAGTCTTTGTATCGACAAGGCGCTACTTATGCAGTCATGGCTGCTGAATCTAAAGCAGATAGAGCATTGCTCTCTCCCTTTCAATTACACTGGAACATACTTAAGAATCTCTATGACAAAGCCTCTTCAAGTGGCGCTTTTAGGGCCGGACCTCGTGTCGAGCCTGTTGTGATACTTGTCTTTGGAGATTCTGGAGTCGGAAAGTCTGGTATGATGTACCCACTTGTTACTGAACTCCTTAAAATCGATGGAATTCCTCGAACTGAAGATGACAGACCCGACCCAACTCGTGAAATTTACATGAGAAATGTGGAGCAAGAATATTGGGACGGTTACAAGAAACAGAGAGCTGTCATTTATGACGATGCATATCAATTAACTGACAGTGCTTCACACCCAAACCCCGAATATATGGAGCTAATCCGCACTGGCAATTTGGCTCCATTTCCTTTACATATGGCTTCGATCGAGGAGAAGAATAAGACCTACTTTACTTCTCGTATCGTGTTGTGCACTTCTAATATGTCTCCTTGGCAAATTCGACCTGAGTCAATTGCTCATCCTGAGGCTGTGAGAAGGCGTTTTACTCTCTGTGCAAAGATCACCAACAAACCGGAGTTCACTGTTAAGGGAGGAGATGGAAAACGATATCTTTCCCCGGAAAAAGTGAAGGCTTTGACTGGACACAATCATGATATGAGAGTGTATGATATTTGGCCTGTTGACCCTTTGACTGGCAGAACAACTACAGCTGAACCAATTAGCTATGAGGAATTTGCCAAGATGGCCATTGGAAAATATCGTCAGAGATTCCAGAGATCTACTGCTATGTTTGAATTCTTGGAGGAATATGCTGACCTGCCACTTCTCGCGCAAGTTGGCTACAAGGATCTAATGGATTGGGCCGAGGATGTTATGAAAGACGCTGAACTTGTGTCTATGTCTGAAATTCAGACTTGGTCATCACTCCAAATTCTGCACTTTGCCACCATTTTTGAGAAGATGAGGAGTTGCCTGACCCCCGAGGCTGCAAGCGTCTGTGAAAATGTCCTCGCTTTTGTGGGAGACGATTGGGAAAATGACGAAGCAGTTTGGAACTCTGCAATTGGCGACCTCAAGGATTTCTGGAAGAAAGATGCAGTGGAACGTTTGCGAGAGTTAGCCAAAGAAGATGCACTTTTGCTTCACTCCCTTGGAGATATTGTTCATCGTGTCATGGATAAAATTCGGGCACGTAATACCCACATTCTCAATACTCTCATTTCGGCAGCTGCTGAATGGAAAGAGAAATTTGGTGGGTGGCTTGTGAAAGTGAAAGCAATAGTCGAAGCTCATCCACTAATTGCCACTGGCATAGCTTTGCTTCCAGTTTTGTTCTTGGCTTTGCGAGCCTATTTTGGCAATACGAAAGTTATTGCAGCAGGTGCGCCTTTGGATCATCACCATCTGGGTTTGTCCCTAGGATCCAAGGTTTTTCACAAACACAAATGTTTATGGTGTGATAGAGTCTACGAACACAACCATATCATCAGAACTGTGGAGGAGTCTCTTCCCTATGGTCAATTGTGTGCTCGCTGTGATTCGCGTATGAACCCTATTATGTCCTATTATGATGCCCGATCCAAGGAAATCGTTATGGACAATGGAACTCACACGAAACGTGTTCCTTTTGTACTCCACGAACCAACATCTGGACCTTCTACAGAGACTGTCACTCTCAATGTGGAGCTGAGTCCATCTGGCGATGCTAAGACCAAGAAGAAGGAAACATTGAATGTGGAGCTCAGTCCCTCTGGAGATGCCAAAACTAAGAAGAAGGAGACATTGAACGTGGAACTCAGTCCATCTGGAGATGCCAAAACTAAGAAGAAAGAATCACTTATTGTGGAACTCACTTCCTCTGGTGACCAATTGACCAAAAAGAAGTCAGCCTTGCGAGTTGAGATTGATGATGACGGTGATGATGAGTTTAACCCTGTTACGGATGAACAGACTGCTAAGGCTCAACTTCAGACTGATCCTAATGCATTTCAATTGTCTCGCCGTATTATTAACAACACGTACAATCTCGAGTTGGAAATTGACGGCAAGTGGCAGACTCGCATGAAAATGTGTTTCATTATTGGGCGCACTGCTATTACGGCAGCACATTTGCGACCATACATCGAACGCGCCACCAAAGTGCGTATTTGGAGCCAGACGTGCCGAGATGGACATATTATGCCAATTGAATCACTTAAGACCGTCGTTGTTAAGGACGCGAGTGGCGCAGATAAGGATCAACTTCTCATTGAATTTCCTCGTGCCATTCACGACCATTCTACCATCCTGAATAGTGTGGCAACATCTGCTGAGTTAACTGCTTTCAGAAGAACTCATGCGTGTTTGATTACACCTTATGACGATACTGTGATTACTCGTTATGGAGCAGTTCTCGCTAAGGATGACCAGCGAACGTATGTGGATTCTGACAAACAATATCGGATTCGCGATCGTTATGAGTACACTGGTTTTGAAACTAAGGATGGAGACTGTGGTTCAGTTTTGATGGCAGTTAGTGCAGGTCTTGCTCGAAAGATCATTGGAATGCATGTCGCTGGGACTAGAAATCTCGGAGTTGCCACTCCATTGAATGCGACTGACATCTCGCGAGCCTTGCAAGACATTAGTTTGAGTGCCCAAGTTAAATTGGATTTGACTGACATTGCCACTCCTGTGGAGAACGTACGAATTCCAGAAGGAAACTTTGTTCCAGCTGGTAAATCAGCCTTTCCCATTGGCTCTGCCAAAAACACCAAACTCCGACCCAGTGTTGTCCATGGCTTGGTCACTGAACCAAACACAGCTCCGGCTGCACTTGGATGGGTTAGAGTTGATGGAGTGATTGTTGACCCAATGTATCAAGGACTCAAGAAGGCCGGAAGTATCCCACCGTACTTGGATGAGAAGAAACTTGCTGCTGCCATTAATGATGTTGAGCGCATTATCAATTCGAATATCGAGCCTGAGCATTGTCGTGTGTTGACTAATTTTGAAGCCGTCACTGGATATGAAGGTGATGAATTCGTTGGTCCCATTAACCGCAAATCCTCACCTGGTTACCCTTGGGTTCGTTACAAGAAAGGATTTCCTGGCAAAATGCGTTGGCTCGGAACGGATGAATACATGCTTGACCCAGATTTGGAACGAAAGATGGTCGAGATCGTTGAACGAGCCTTGAACAATGAAAGAACTCCTGCTATTTGGTGTGACACCCTCAAGGATGAGAGACGCCCTATTGAGAAAGTGCGTGTTGGAAAAACCCGAGTGTTTTCGGCTGGACCAATGGATTTTACTTTGGTTTTTAGGAAGTTCTTTCTGGGCTTTGCTGCTCACTGTGCGCGAAATCGCATAGATAATGAAATCTCAATTGGTACCAACGTGTACTCGTACGATTGGACGAGAACCGCCAAGAGATTGACAAGCAAAGGTCACAAAGTGATTGCTGGGGATTTCTCCAATTTTGATGGTACTCTCGTCTTGCAAATTCTTGCTGATATCGTTGAGATCATTAACAAATTTTACAATGATGGGGCCAAGAACGCTCAAATTCGTCGAGTGTTGTGGAAAGAAATTGTCAATTCCATTCATCTCACGGATGATAATGTGTATCTCTGGACTCACTCTCAACCATCTGGTTGCCCCATCACTGCCATCCTCAATTCTATTTTCAACTCCGTTTCTATGCGCTACGTGTGGTTAACCGTCATTTCTTCTGATTTTCGGACAATGAAGGCTTTCAACGAACATGTGGCCATGGTTTCTTATGGAGATGATAATTGTGTGAACATTTCTGACAGCGCAATCGTCGATTTCAACCAGATTACGATCGCTGAAGGGTACGCAACCATTGGAATGATTTACACTGATGAGGCCAAAAATGGCGAGATGATCCCTTACAGATCAATTGAGGATATTGCTTATTTGAAGCGCCATTTTGTATGGAATATTGACGAACAACAATATATTGCTCCACTCGAACTTGGAGTAGTATTGGAAATGATAAATTGGATACGATCAGACTTTGACCAAGAGGAAGCCACGAAAGAGAATATGCAAACGAGTGCATTTGAACTTTCGCTTCATGGTCGTGAAGTCTTTGAATACTGGACTGACAAATTCCGCGCTGTGAGTCACTCGTTTACTGAGCGCCCACTCTTCCTGACCTTCGACGAATATCGTGAAGTCGAAGCTCGGAAGTATGGTCGCTTGGCGGCGTGTTCTCTGGCTTAAAACCACGGCTAGGGGCTCTCTCTCTAATCACCGCATGGAGGAGAGCAGCAAATCCCGGTCCGAGGTTACTCGTTTTAGAGTAAGTGGAGATTCGTTTTAGAATCTATTGGTTGATGTGTGCCACTCACAAATCCAGGCTATCAACTCGGTGATTTTGACCAGATCTGTTTAATCGTGCAGCTGGAAGTTATTAAACTCAAACGATTGCTACATCACATAATGAAATGTCGGAACTCGGACCCGACAAAGATACCCAACAGATTACCACCTTTGTTGACGATGTCAACCTTGAAAACTATGAGAAACCACTCATGTCTTCAGTTACCGCTTGGACAAAAATTGCCCAAGATGACAAATTGCATGATATTCATGCTGTCCTTAAACGTCCTGTCATTGTTTCTGAAGGTGAATTGATTACTGCCACATCCCCTATTACCTTAAAATTCCCAGATATTATTTTCCAAAAATCTGTCAATGTCGTTAAGAAACTAGATTATTTCACTTACTTTCGTGCTAATGTTAAAATTCGTCTAGTTTTCAATGCCACCCCTTTTATGAGTGGCAAATATTGGATGTTCTTTGCGCCTTTTGACGCAACTTCAAACAGACCTGCTATCCTTGGTAATCTACCAAATTGTACTGGTTATCCAGGGATTGAAATTGATTTGGCTTCCAATGCTCCCGTAGAAATCAAGATTCCATATTGTGCTCCTTTGTCACATTACAACTTGATTGATACTCATTCTAACATGGGAGAACTGTATTTGGTTTCTATTAATGCTATTCAAACAGGAACTTCTCCTGTTGGTGCTGGTTTTGGCGCAAGCTACACAATGTTCGCATGGTTTGAGGATGTGGAACTTGCCATGCCAACTTCATTGCCAGTCACAGTCCCAACTCTTGATAATGATGATGACATCTTACGAGCACAAGTTGGTAGGTCTGAAGAACAAGCAGCTACTTCTGGCCCATCCCTGTCTGGAGTGGCAAACACAGTTGCTAACGTTTCGAGTGCTCTTGGAAGCATTCCAATGCTAGGCCCATGGGTTCGTCCTGTTGAATGGGTCTCGCGAGCAGTCGGATCAGTTGCTTCTGCCTTTGGGTGGAATAAACCTACCAATTTGGACAAGAATTGTCCGTATTCCAATATAACAGCAAAGGGATACACCCATGCTGATGGCATTGATTTGTCAACAAAGCTTGGAGCCATGCCTGATAATGGTTTGACCTATGAGTCTGGCATGTTTTCGACTGATGTTGATGAAATGGACATCAAGTATATTGCTAGCAAGTCTTGTATCTATCGTCATCAAATTCCTTGGACAATCAATGATAGTGCAGGTGATACTCTTCATTTCAATACGGTCTCTCCCGGAATGTGTGAAGGAGTTGCCGCACAACTTAAACCAACTACCCTCGCGTATTTAACTTCAATGTTCAGATATTGGCGAGGAGGATTGAATTATCGGCTTGCAGTGGCAAAAACAGCTTTTCACACTGGACGTTTACGTATCACTTACCATCCTGGCGTATACGGCGTGTCACCCCAGTTGATTGAAGAAAATGCTTACAATTGGATTCTTGATCTTTCTGTTTCATCAGAATTGGAGTTCAAGATTCCTTATGTTGCCAACGTACCATGGAAGGAAACTCTTCTTGATGCTCCTTTGGAAACTGTGTGGAAGGATGAGCGATTTAGCACTGGCTTACTTACTATCCAGGTTCTTACTCCTCTTCGTAGAGCTTCTGACAGTGTGGCTAATAATTGCCCATTCAACATGTGGATTTCTGGTGCTGATGATATTTCCTTTGCAATTCCTGATTTCGGAAATTATTTTGTCCTCCAAACACCAACTTTTCAGGAGGATACCCCCGAAGATGATGAACCACTTCGAGCTCAAGTTTTCAATTTAACAACATCTGGAATCGAGCATAACGAGCAAGTGGAAGGTGATGTTCAGGGTGTGTTTCCAATATCAACAATGTCACACACCACCGCTGAAGAACTCACCATGGGAGAGAAAATTTCAAATCTGAGACAGTTGTGCAAACGTTTTGCGCCTACAACTGTTGGATATCCTTATCCTTATCAGACAGAAAACGATGATGATGTGTGGGCCTTCCCTGGACCTATACCATTGAATAATGATCAATATTTGTTCAACCAAATCAC